CCCCACCAGAGAAGTGTCAATCAGATCAATTGTGTCTGATGTTGTGGCAGCATTTGCAATTGTTGCGGTATCACCAACAATTGCACCACCTGGGAAAGCATATGCCATCTATATCACCTATTCATCGTTGGTCAGTTTTTCGATTTCGTCTTTCATTTTTTTAGCGGACCATTGTTTCTTCACATCGATCCCAAGCAGTAAACATTGTTCACGTAATGCATCTTTATCGAGTGTTGGTTCATCATCGTCTGGATCCACAGTCGGAGCATTCTGCAACACTAGGATATCACCTGATGCGATATGTGGACGTGTCGAACCATGTGTTAATACTTCATCTGGTACATTTACAGCCGGACCATTCGGATATAATGTGTAACGGTGTTTACCGTTGTTAACCCGTACAATTCTTGCGCAATTTTTTGAAAGTTGGATCAATGCCATTTTGTTGTCCTCACAAATTATGTCCGGTTAATAGTAGGCAGGTGGTTGGACAGACCACTTTTCGGGTGCGGCCCTAGCCTGTGTGATATTTTAACAGGTTAGATATTGACAGACACGTCATTGACAGACTATGCTTCAATGCGTTAATTAAGGAGATATGACAATGATGAAAAAGCATGAAGCGGTATTTGGTGACCAGAGTTTGTTTGATGATTGCGGGTCTTTTAACAATATCATAGCTATAGGGCGAAATACTAAAACAAACTTATGTAGTTATTTTACAGAAGAGGATATAAGCAATTTTGACATCATTCGCCACAACCCAATCATTGCCATGCGCCGCATTATCGAAGTTCCTACGTGGACTCGCGCCGATAAAGAAATAGGTAAATTTCCTCCTGTTGGTGCTGAATGCTTATGGGTTGATGAATCGGGTTTATTTGGCGAGGGTAGATATCCTGCCAAAAGGACTAAAATAAAAATAATCGCGCACTATGAGAATCCACATACCGTGGCTGTTTTTACATGGATAGACGAGGGTGGGGTTTGTGTTAATTCTAGTTCGGCAGCCATAATGGATTTTGAACCCATCGAAACTCAAGAAGAAAAGGCGCAACGATTGGAAGATGAATGGGTTAATAAGGCATATGGTGAGACTGCTGTATTTGCTGATGTAAAACAGGTTGAGAACGAAAGGTTGAAAACGCATATCAGACACATTTACAACGCACTGCTATCTGGCGAACTGAAAGCGCCGGAGGTGTCTAGTGACTAAACTTAAACCATGCCCGTTTTGTGGCGGTGAAGCATATTACGATGCAGATAACGTTGTTGAATATAATGGGCACGAACATCAACACGGATATATCGGATGCAAGAATTGTGATTTTGAAATCTGGTCTGATACACCATGTAGTTGCTGTCACGACATCACGGAAGACGTGGTCAATAAATGGAATGCTCGCACAGAACCAACACCAGCACTCGATACCGTATCAGAAGCACCTGCAAATGAATAAGGCCCCGAAGGGCCTTAAATATTAAACAGCTTTCGCGTCTTTGTACGTCGCACTGAGTGGATAACGGAATTCCACGCCTGATGCTTTGTATTCGCACGGAACCTTAAGCGTCAGACCATCCGGTTGTGCAGCTAATGGACGGAATGGGATCGGCATGTGCATAACCAGGTTATCCGGATTTTTCTCATATGCCATACGACGACCCTGACCAGATGCACCAGCTGTATTCGCTTCGAGCAGCGGTTTGACAGTTGGGGCCATACCAGTCAGTGATGTGAACAAGTTATTTTTCAGGAAGAACTCGTACACAGTAGTATCTGTACCTGTGTCCATACGCTGTGATGTAATTTGTGCAAATTCACCACTTGGTAAGATCAAGGTATCAGGTACATGCACGTTTGCAGAGTCGGTCCAGACATCGATGAACATCTGATTCAGATCTGCGACAATCTGTTGACCTGTCGCTGTTGACCAATCCAAAGTGGATGTATCGACCGGCACGTTTGCATTGTTCAACAGACCGGACATGCCACGACCTGAGTCACCAAAGAATGCAACAGACTGCACATGTTCTTGCGAACCACGATAAGCCATACGTGCTTTAGTTGCATCAAGTGGGATGCGTAGTTGTTGTGATTTACGCAACTCATCCAAACTATATTCATAAGAAATACCAGCGTAACCAACTGGGAAGCTGGATAGTTTGGATGATGCGGTCACACTTGGTAGATCTTTACCGTTCGCCGCAATGAATTTACCCATCGCCACAGCATCGTAAGACACATAAGAGATTGAATCGACCCATTCAGGTGCTGAAGTATCGACCGGAATGAAATCCTGGAAAACGATATTACGATATTTCGTTTCGTAAATTTTCGCTTCAAGATTTGTCAGTTGTGAAATATAGAAACCCAGACCATCATCTGCTGAACTCATACGCATATCTGCGTCGTATTGATATTGCAGGCCAGTCTGTGAATCAGTAACGGTAACTAAATGCATTTAATTAGCCCCCAATGTTCAGAGAAATACGAGCCAGTGCGCCAGATGAAACAGTATCTAACCATTTCGCATCCGGAATGAGCACAGCTAATGTGGTAGTAGCGCCAATGACGTTTGACAGTTTACCCTGGTTTGTACCTGTGCCGTCACCAACAATCAGATAAACTGGATCGTCTTTGTCAACATCAGCTGCAGCGGTTACCCACACAACACCAGATGTTACGACTGAGAAATCATAAAGTGGTACAGCACCCATCGTCTGACCGGTTGTGTAAGCACGATTCAATTCGTAACGTGCAATACCGACAAAGTTTGCAGCGGTTGATGTATCGACTGGTAATGCTGCACCGTCATCGCCATCTGATACAACACCATAACCGAACGGAATGGTCACGCTGGATGATTTGTTCAATTTTGATACGGTATTGCAAAGTTGGAGATCTGCGACCATCCCCGCATACGCCGCACCGTGAGTGGTTGAATATGAAGTTTGGACAGTCATGATTATTTACCCTTCCAAGCGTTTGAAATACCTGCTTTTAATGTATCGTAAGCAGATGGTTTTGAAGCATCAGCGGTAGGTTTCGCACCGTCCTGAGCTAATTGTTTATATTGATCTGGCTGTTCAGGTTGTGCATCGTCTATCAATGCTAAGTCCCATGCAGCTTGCACATATGCTGGTGACTTATCAGCCCACGCAATTGTCTGACGTTTGACGGTCAATGCGTCACGCATGATCTGTACGATATCGAGCGAGTCAGATGTGAACGCATCACCCGCAACTTTACGTGCATCAGCAGTTGTAGAGGCAATCAACTTGATACGTTCAGAAATAGCAGAATCACAGGATTTTTTATCCATCTCTGCCATTTTTTCTTTCATATCTTCTTTTTCGGCTTCGGCCATATCCGCTTTCGCTTCAGCGTCATCAGCCCGTTTGGTCAATGCTGCGATGGTGTCAGAAATCAGCAAAGCCGCTGCATCTTCTACCTCGATTGACCGGTCGTTGGTAAGAGCCACAATTTTCATTGCTGGTTTCTCCGGCTTGTTGTCAAAAATTCGGACATTAGAACCAGACCGACCACGCGACACAATCGCCACATGGTTGATCTTAATGTCACGTTGTATAAATTCATACGGTGTACCGTCTTCGGTCATTCCAGATGTGCTGTCATATAATGCTGTATAACCACAGCTCAACTCACATTTACCAGACTGCACGGCTTTGACCGCATCGGCTGACTTGATCAAAAGATCACAACGTACACACTCACCATCCTGTATACCCTGACCGACTACAACACCCGCACTTGTTTGATTGTAATTATCAGCATTGACCGGCTGACCAGGATGCTCAATCGTGATATCTGCACCGGCAAACGATGCGAGTGAATCAGGTGAGAAGACTTCATCAGATGGGCGATATACATTAACCAGACGATTTGGATCACCATCCAGATTCAGTTCACGCGCTAAATATGTGAGAATTCCGGTGCGACTAACATGACCAGGCACACGCAAAAATCCCTCGTCAGTCATGACGCGAGATGTACCAATATTGTATGAAATTCTGTCAGTTATCGTTAAACGCATTGCATAACCCTGTAACGGTTTTCAAAATAATATCACTCGCGGTATTGACCGTCACGTCACAGGTGTTATAGTTAGCGGGAGAGGTTACATAACGGAGTAGATGATGCTTAAGCCATACTTTATACATTGTACATTTACAATAAACACGATTTCAAAATTCGGATGGTTTATCGATAATTTCGATATTGAATCAGAAAATGTAAAAGATAAAATAATCGAAAAAATATCTAAACAATTAGATGTATCGATACGGAAAATACAAAATTTAGATGTTCAAGCTTTCACCCCTGTTTAATAGATGGAGACCGCAAATGAAGACACGCGAAGAAATTTTAGCAAATATTAAAGAATGGCCCAATAATATCGATGATGTGAATGCACCGGATGGATGGTCATGGTCATTTCCGGCAAGTGCAAGTGCACCACGATTAATTTGTAATAGTCATCCGGACATTTATATTACTATCAGAGACTATCGGGAATATATACTGTTACAACACATTAAACACAACACACAATGTACATGCCTACCCCAAGAATCCGCCACAGCGAAACAACCCGATCCAAAAGGTGAAGGTGATCCAATTTTGGGAATGGTATTAGCAGATTTAACAAATCGAGCGCTCGAAGGGAATAAAAAATACGGTGAACCATTGAAAGCACATAACGGACGTAACGGCTTATGGGATGCGTATCAGGAAGCGTTAGACCTGTGTATGTATCTGCGCCAAGTGATTGAGGAAGAAGGTCATGGATCGAAATGAAGTTATCGCACGAGCGATTGAACAAATGAACCAGCCGCCACAACAACGATATAGTGGACCGGAAGCGATTACACGACGTGACGCAGTATTACAGTCACGTCAGCTATGGCCGGTTCCACAAACTGTTATATCTAGTAC